TGTACACAACAGACTTATCTATGATTTAGATAAAGCCAATAGTGCACGTGAAGTATCACGTATTATGTGGCAAGTATATATGTCTGGTTCCGGTTATGGAACTATTGGTTCAACTTGGAAAAAGCACTACAACAGTGTCTGATTCTATACAACTCCCGCTAAAACTCCCAGAACCCCTTATCCTCGAATTAAACGAGGGTGAGGAGTTTCACATTCAAACTATGGCACGAGAAATGTTCGAGTGTCCAAACCGTCGACGTGGAAGAAGTCATTCAACCGTTCTAGCACATACATATGCAGGCGTTATATTAGAGTTTGCTTTGGCTCGTCAAGGTGCTATTATGAACCCTGCTGAATTTGATTACACTAAACCTGAAACTCATAATTGGGATGTTGACTGGAATGGATGGAGAGCTGAGGTTAAAAACTCTCAAGATCCTGGAACTTTACCAACAACCATGGAAAAGAAATGGTTAACCATACCAAACTATATGGCAAATAAATTAGCAAGAAATCGCAGATTGTACCCTAATTGTGTTGACATTGTCATCTTTGGCTGTTATAATAAACTATCTAAGAATACTTTTGATGTTCGGTGGCGAGCTGTCGTACCTTTTGATACCATTCGCCAAAACCTACGACCATGTCAAGAAAAGTTCTCTAATAATTGGACAACTGACCACGATGGTGTACGACGTATAAAGTATTTCTATAATACACGTGGCGATGATCGCACAATATATAATAACAATGTTTAAGGAAATGAGTATATGAAATTTGATAATGACAAACCAAAAATCCATTTAGTTCCACCAGAAGCTATCATCGAAGCTGCAAAGGTGTTTGGTTTTGGTGCTGAAAAGTATGGTGAAAACAACTGGCGACATGACATAAATAAGTTTCCAGTCTCTCGTCATTACTCATCTATTCAGCGTCACCTTTTGGCATATATCTCTGGTGAAGATATTGACCCTGAGTCAGGCTTACCACATGTATCACACGCATTAACTCAAATGATGATACTTTGTATGACAACACTTGAGTCTGATCCGATTGATACTGATGATAGATTTAAAGGAGAAGATGATGAATAACGTAAATGATATTCGCGAATATTTTATCGATGAACTAAAAGCTGAACGATTTACTACAGATAAGACTGGTGCAAAAACAATCGAGCTACTTGGTGCATCGTTTATCGCTGATGAACCTGCTATCTTTGGTAAACCTGTACAAGAATATATTGAAGCGGAGTTGGCATGGTATGAAAGTGGTTCTACAAATATTAATGATATACATGGTGAAGATAAAGTACCGCCTGCTGCGTGGCAATATGCTGCCGACAAATATGGTAACATCAATTCTAATTATGGCCATTTAGTATTTTCAGAAAAGTATTGTCAGCAATACGATAACGCGTTATTCGAGTTAATTGAAAACCCTGATAGTCGTCGAGCACAAATGATTTATAACCGACCTTCCATATGGAATGAGTTTGATGAAGGTGGTAAATCTGATTTCATCTGTACTAATGCTCAGACTGTTTATATTAGAGATAACAAGTTACATATGGTATCGCAAATGCGTTCAAACGATGTTGTGTTTGGTTACAAAAATGATTGGGCTTGGGCTCAATATCTAATGGACAAATTTGTTGAAGACTATAACTTTGAAAATAGTTTTAAAGATAACACTGAACAATCAATCACCAAAGGTAACCTTACATGGCAAGTAATGAATTTGCACGTGTATTCTCGCCACTTTGATTTGGTAAAACTATGAGTGTGAGTAGAGAAACTTATTACGATTATATGGGAAGACGAATGAGAGAAGACGACACAAATCGCCTTAAATGGGATCACCGTTTTATGGAATTAGCGACTATGATCGCTGATTGGAGCAAAGACCCTTCAAGTAAAATTGGCTGCGTTGCTGTTAATGACGATAGACGAATATTGGCCACAGGGTACAACGGGTTTCCAAAAGGTATTGAGGATACTGAAGATCGTTTAAATGATCGTCCTACCAAACATAGTCTTGTGGTACATGCTGAAATGAATGCACTTATGAATGCGTTATATGCCGGTGTATCATTAAAAGACTCTACCTTATACGTATATGGATTACCTATATGTTCTGATTGTACTAAGCTTGTTATCCAAGCAGGTATTAAACGTGTAGTCATATCATCAGATAAAAGTGGTAAAGGTGATTGGCAAAAGGTATGGGAAGAAAAGAGTTTACCTATGTTTAAAGAAGCAAATGTACGGGTAACTTCACTTGGCGAATAACTTAACAGACATATATGTTGGCGTTAAAAAGAATGACCCTAATAGAACGGCGAATGATTTTTATCCTACTCCTCCCTTAGCAACATATATTCTCTGCAAATACGGTAATGTACCACATAAAGTTATAGAGCCATGCGCTGGTCGTGGGCATATTTCATCAGAGCTGTTACGTAATGGCCACGATGTTATATCCTACGACCTTAATGCGTATCCTGATACTCTCACTAACATAAATACATCATATGACGCGTTAGAGTTACCAAAAGATAAAGACGTTAAAGGTGTAATTACCAATCCTCCATACCATAAAGATTTACCACGTAAACTTGCAGAAAAATGGACAGATGAATATGATTACACTGCAATGTTTTTACGTTTAACGTTTCTTGAAGGTAAGAAGCGAAATAAACTGTTTACATCTAACCCACCTAGTGATATAATATATCTATCAGACAGAGTAAGATTTGATTCTAAAATATTAGAACCTGTTGATAAAAAAGATCAGATTGGTGGTATGATTGCCTATATGTGGATTATATGGGATAAGACAGCAAAACATAAATACACCCGTTGCCAGTGGGCAATGTTAGAAGATGAATATGATGAATGGAAATTAAATTATGATAAACATAGTAATACCGGCAGCGGGTGAAGCCACTCGACTTAAACCGTTAACATCAAATTGTTCAAAAGCAATGGTACGCGTTCATGGTAAACCAACTATTGAATACATCATTGAGTCCATTTATAATAACACCACCGAAATAAATCAGATCGTTGTCGTTGATGGTAAGCACAATGATATAAGAGAGTGGGCAAGAAAATACGACGTAGTTAAATGCGTAAAGCAGGGATCTCTAAATGGTCCCCGCGATGCTATCTCGGTCGGTATTGAAAGCCTAGATGATAAAACATTGCCCCTTGTTGTTTGGCTTGGCGATGCTATTATCCTTGAGGATGAATTGCCACTCGGATCTGATTTCCTATTAACCAAACAAGTTGACGATCACTTTGCTTGGTGTATGTGGGATGGTAATAACTATTTCAATAAGCCAAAAGAAACTGTTCCAAACGCCAACGCACTTGTTGGTCTATATAGTTTTAGTGATGGTAGTAGAGCATCAGCATGTTTTAAAAATACTAGTGGATACGAAATATCTGATGCACTTGAAATATATGGCAGCTTTGATAATGTAACTACTGAACGTTGGTATGATATTGGAGATATCGCATCGTACCATAAAACTTGCGCAGAGTTCCTTACATTTAAGGCACGTGAGTTCAATTCATTTGAATATAGATCAGACATTAACGCCATTACTAAAATACCATCGCATAATAATACATTTGCAGTACGAACAATTATGAATGAAAAGAATTGGTTTGAAACTCTCAATCCAGTTCAAAGTATGTTTGTTCCTAAAATTCTTAAAGACGATTACGCATTGTCAATGTCATATGAGTCAGGAATTCTATTATCTGATTTGTTTGCACACGAAGAGATTTCTAATAGTACTATTGATTATTTGATTGAAAAAGTTATTTTGGCTATGCGTACTCACTTCCATGGTAAAGCCACATTAGAATTTACTGCTGACTTCCACGATAATGCTGAAAAGATGTGGGTTGGTAAAACATCAGAACGCCTTGTATGTTCTGAAGATTTCTATAATGGTATCGCACAACGCTGCCTTGATAAAGCTAAACCAGTTTCAGCAATGCATGGTGATTTACACTTTGGTAATATTCTATATAATCCATATAACGATAGCATTACACTGCTTG